AGTACTTCTAAACTGTTTTTTATTAAGGATGAATACCTGTCCAGGATGCTGCTGTAACTCCTTTCGAAAAGTACTTTTAGTAACTTTTCTAAGCGTTTGTTTGGCTAAAAGTGTTAAAGCTTTTGAACTCATAAATCCCTATACATATCTAAAACACGCTTGATGTGGTCTGGAAAATCGGTATTCCCTTTTAAAGTACTAGTTACAACATTTTGGATAGAAGCACTACCTGTAGTTCTTAGCTGCTTATACTCTTCTTTATGATAATAAGTTATTAAGTCAATTACAGCTAATCTTAAGTCTAGAGGTAATTCCTCATATCCTGCATTATAAACTATTTTTACATCGTACATCCATGGGCCCCCCAACCTAACTATACTATCTACTCTAGGGTTTACTCTATATTCGGCTGGGTCTACTAATTCGTACTCATCTGTGTAGGCGGCTCGCTCCCATACTTCAGATACATTTATAATTGGAGTCTCATCTAAAATAATTTCATTTTCTCCTCTGTGAGGAAAATGAAACTCTACTTTGTCTTCAGTAACATAATCTAGAAAACTGTTTCCGCAATAAGTTTTAACGAGCTGACTTATGGAGGGTATAATAGTAGATAATTTCTCTTCATCTTTTGATGAAGTGATAGCTTTTGCTTGCTTATATGTCTGTATACTGATTAAGTTTGCCATAAGTCAACTCGTTAAAACCGTGGAGCCCGAAGGCTCCACAGTATATTACTTGATTAATAAATAATCTTAAACTGCTATTAAGAAGCAGCGTACTGAAGTCCCCACTTAGCAGCAGCACCATCAATAATATCGATGAAACCTAAACGCTGAGTAGCTACAAGAGCACGACGTTGCTCCACAGTTTGATACTCGGACTCAATAGTAATACCACGTAGACGAGGCATTACGAAGTTACGAGTATTAACAGCTAATGCACAGAATGTATTTACTGCTTTAGGAGCAAACTCATCGCATACGATTACGTTTGATCCATATACAGAACCAATTTTACCTTTAAGCTTGGTTGCTGTTTGCTCGCCAACAAGGTTAGCGTCTTGGAACTCAGCATCTTCAATAAGATTGAAGTAAGCATCTTGTGATACAATATAAACTACATCCTCAGGACGAAGGCCATATTTACCCATGTTCTTACGTAGGCCAAAAAGATCAGCAGCAGTAACAACATTAGAAGCAAATGCTGAAGCAATTGCAGTTTGCTGGTTATCCCCATCAGCTAGTGATAGAAGACCGTCGAATGATGCTCCACCTGTTCCAAAAGCTCCATCAGCATGGTTACCGGCAAGAATAGCATTCTCAACTGCACGTGCATGTGAACGAACCATACTCTCACGAATAAGAGGAAGAATAGGAAGAATTGCATCTTCTTCTGTTTCATTTCCAAGATAAGAAAGACTCATTAGCTTTTTAGTGCTAACTACACGTTCTTGCATATCGATACCAGCATTAGTACCGTAAGCAACTCCACGCTCATCTAAGTTACCTTTTGGAGGTGTAGCAGAAGTAGTTGTAGCAGCTACGAACTCAGCATATCCAGCATCTGGCATGATTGGTAGAATCATTGTTGCAGATGTCATTGGAAGCTCACGGAATAATGGAGCAAGAATAAGCTCATTCTCAATATCACGTTGGATATTAGTAGAAACGATTTGCTCGAAGTCTTCAGAAGAAACTTCAACACCAGAATCAGTATTAACTTTCTGTACTAAACCTTTAGCTGTTTCTGTCTTCCAACCCTTGCCAGTAGCAAGTCCGAGAATATAAGCATCAGTAGCTTCTTCGCTGTATGTTTTCTTCCAATCAGTAGTATTTGTACGATCAGTAAATTGACGCTTAGACTCACGCATAGCAACAATTTCTTCTGATTTAGATGCAAGCTCTTCTTTAAGCTCACTAACGATTGATTCTAGAGATTCGTTTTTCTCATTAAAACGTTCTTCGATATCGGTCATAAGTTTTTCTGCACTAGAAGTAACTTTAATATCGAAAGCTTCTTGCTCTTTTTTAGCAGCTTCTTTCTCTTCGGCAAGTTTCTTTGCTTCAGCAGCTTGTGTTTCAGCAAGCTTTCTAGCAGTTTCTTCTGCCACTTTCTCTAACATTGCTTGTAATTCCTTAGGGTCCATTGTTTTCTCCTCTAACGGCGTTTTATCTTCCGCCTGCTTACCAGCTGAATCTTGAGCGTTTGCTGAATCTTCAGCGGGTGGCTCGGCTGGTGTATTAAATGTTTTCTTGTATTCTTCGTAATCTTCAGTTGACTCAAAAGCTTTCGCTAGTGAAAAAATTGCGTCCTGATTACATGGAACGCTAACTACGGAAACTTCGTATAACTCTGCCTCTTTGATAACAAAAATATCAGTAGTGCTATCATAATCGGCATCTTTAATCATGAAACCAACAGAGAATGCTCCTAGAACGCCGTCTTTGATGAGTCCTGCAACGTCTCCTGCTGATTTAGAAATCTCTGCTTCAATAGAAAGCCCTTTATCGTTAATAGACACGGCTGTAGCTCTACCAATTGGTTTACTATAGTCATGATTGAAAAGGATAATTGGGTTCTTCTTGAAGTTCTCAATGCCTTCGCCCTTCCAAGCTTCTGGAACGATAATATCACCAGCTCTGTCTTTATCATTAGTGCTAGCATACCCAGTAATTTTTAACTTTTCGTCCTCAGTTTCCTTGGCTTTAAACGAGGCATTTAAATGAAGAAGCTTATTTTTCATCCTTAACCTCTTTTACTGCTGGTTTTTTAACCGCAGGCTTATTAGCAGGAGCAGAATCTGTTCCTGTCATTGTTTTCTTAACCTCTGGCTTTTTCTCAGCAGGCTCAGGCTTGGTAACTTCATAAACTTCAGGAAAGCTCTTCTCCATTAGTTTAAGAACTTTAGCCCAGTTTCCAATATACCTCTTAACAAAAAATGGTCTAATAGGTACATCCCTTCTTGCTTTATATTCTTGTTCAGTCATTACTCCACCATTTTTGATAAAATAGTCAGCGAGCTGCTCAAGAAATTTTTTGCGTCTTGTGTTCATTCTTTATCTCCTTCCGCAGGCTTCCCGCCTTCAGCGGGATTTGCGGCACTGCCAGCGATATTCGCCGGTATTCTTAGGTCATCATGTCCATCAACTGATGGTTTTCCTAAAGTCTCTCTAGCTTCATTAGCTGATATAACTCCGCCATTAACTAAAGTAGAAAGATACGACGCTTGATCGTTTAGTTCTGGCTGGAGAGCTGGAGTATCAGTAATATCTTCAGTTATAGCATAACCAAAATACCTTGATACACCAGAATTTAGTTTACGTACTATAGGTATAATCGTTTCTAAATAAAATAGACGGTGATTAGGCCTAATATTAGCATTATTTCCTCCATCTAATAAAATTGGAGGGACTCCTAATGCTTTTAAAATAGTCTTTTCATTATCTGAAATTGATGATTGAAAATCAAGGTCTTTAAAATTAACATTAGAAAGAGATTCTATTTCTAGGCCTCCGTCTAATAATAAAGGTCTCCTGCCCCCTGAGTCTGGACGATAACGAATCGACCATGAGGCTAGGAGCCTTTCCTTAATTTTTTCGCTCAATGTATTAGGGCTTTTAATTACTAACCCAGGCACAGCTCCATTCTTAAAGAAGTTATCTTGAAAAGAACGCATTGAACCTAAAAGCTTCATGGTTCTTTCTGCTGGCTTTAATCTAGAGACCCCTCTGTAGATTGAATAGAAAGAATTTTCTTTAATGTGTATAATCTCTTTAGGGGAATATTCGATTCTGCCATCAAACTCGTAATGACTTACATAAGTCTTAGAATCCGAGTAAATAACAACCTTGTTAGAAGGTAGGTGGTACAAATGAACGCCATCAAAATAGATAAAAATATTACCATCTATAATTAGATCGATCAGTAAGTTACGTTTGAAAGTGTTTATATCTTGGAAAGGATTTGGTTCTACATTTAATAGGCGGGTTACAGTGGCAGCTCTTACACCTTTATATACTGCTTCTACTTGTGAAAGTTTATCACCAACAACACAAGGAATATCCGCAGCATCATCTACAATCATATTAACAGCACGATTAACTATTTCAATAGTTTCATACTGCTTTCTATAATTAAAGGTATTTTCCCTACTGGAAATAGACGTTCCTTCAGCAGCACTAATAAGCTCCTGAGCAGGATTTAGCTTTTCTTCGGGTTCTTCAATTTTTTTCTTTTTACTAAACCAGCCCATGCTTATCTCTCTGTTTCTTTACCCATCTAGCTTGCTTCTTACTAGTACCTAATAATGGGTTCTTTCCATATACTTTATGAAGAGCCGCATGATGATCCTTACAAAGAGTAACTGTTAGATCATACAACTCTTCTTGATATTCTTCTATAAATTTATCACGCTCTTCTTGAGCTTCCTCAAGAGTAGTGATTGTTAGCCTATTTTTAGCTACCCAGGAGTTTACTAGTATTGAAAGGGTTTTATAGTGGTGGAACTCTAGCTGTTCCGTTGCTCCACAAATCTCACATTCATTACCTTTGTTGTACAGAGACTTTGCTCCGTCTCTTACAACCTTTACGAAATCTCGTTTTAATTCAGTCATATTAAAAGCCTATTTAAGCAGCTCAATGAAGAGCTGCTTAATAGTAAAAATCTTATTGACCTGACATATCCATGTCTTCGCCAAATGAACGAGCTGATACTGGCATATCTCCAAATGCTTTGGAAGCTGCTTCAGCAGCTTTATCCATATCGCCATTACCCTGCATCGTTAGTGTAAAACCTGCACCTTTAATTTCTAAAATAAATTTGTCTGACATCTCGTAATCTCCTTTTGGGTTAGAATAATCCCGACACCTCGTCGGAATTTTTATCATATAGGATAATGATAACAATTAAATTGTCTAAAGTCAACAATTATTTTTCTTTAGGTCATCTATTCTAAAAACTCATAAGACTAGCTTCAAAAGTATATAACATATAACGTATAGCATCAGCCATGTGGCTAAACTCATCGTGAAAACTCATAAGACTAGCTTCAAAAGTATATAACATATAACGTATAGCATCAGCCATGTGGCTAAACTCATCGTGAACTTCCTTCTCTTTCACTAAGCCTTCCCTAGTATCCCAGCGGTATTGATCGAACGTAGCACGAACATTTTCACACGTTTTGTTAACAATAACACGCTTATTTTCTACCAAAGAAGCTACATAACCTATGCCATCTAATTTAGATTTCTTTGCATTGTTACATGAAATATCGTACAGTTGAGCGAAGTCAAACTTAGTTTGTGCAGCTGCTGAGTCTATGTAGACAAAATCAACACCCCAATAATCCATCCGCTCTTTTATTTCCATAGCATGAGCTTCAGTGGTTTTTCCAGCAGCACGGTATTCGTCTAATATATAAAATGTCTCAGAGTCCCAGTCATAAGCTGCAACGCAGAAAGCTGTATGATCCTTGAAACCGACGTCAAGTCCAGCTATAATATCCATCCCATGAGTTACAAACTCTGATAAATCTTGAACGCAATCATCTGGTAAATTCCAGATCTGCCCTTCGAATGTAGTAAATGATGCGTTATACTCTTGGTCAAATTCATTCTTTGACATCATACTACGAGCTTCTTCAACATCAGTAGGACTCATTCTAGGATTATCTTCCCAAGTA